GTTTTCGCTTTTACAAGATTTGTTTCCCATGTCCGAACCCTGTCAGCTGCTGTTTTATAGTTTTTCTCACTCTTTTCAAGTGCTGCTGTCAGTTCAGCAACCGTTTTTCTCTGCTGCTCTGTTTCTTCTTCTGAAGAATCTGTTGCTTCTTCCATCTCCTGAAGTTTTTTCGTAGCCTGCTGCAGTTCGTCTCTGAGATCCTGTAATTTTTCGCCCATTTGGGCATAAGATTCTCTTGAGTGCTGAAGCCCTTTTTCAACTTCTTCCTCTTTCTTCTTATGAGCTTCGAGAATCCTTGTAAGAACTTCATGTCGGTTTCCAAGCGATTCCAGGTCATCTTCCTGTCCTTCACTTTGTGCCCTGACAAGTTCCATTTCTGCTTTCAATTGTGCAAGTGTCCGATTACAATTTGTAACTGACTGCTTAAAACTTCGTTCGCCATCAAGTGCAATGATGGCACCAATTTTTTTACTGCTCATATGAATCTCTCCTTAATCCACGCAGAAATGGCTTACAAATCATCCAGCGATACTACTTTCTTTTTCTCAAAGACAGCTTTTCTCATAGTCGCATTATGGTAAAATACGAATTGTTTAAACAATTCATTCCATTTTCCGTAATACATATGTGCAACTTCCTGCTCTCTGTATCCAAGTTTCATCCCCACGAAGAGTATCCATGAAAAATCTATTTCTGTGGATGTTCCTTCTTCTCTGTCATCTTCGTGGGATTCTCTTTTTTTGCCCGAAAACAGTTCATAAATTCTCTGTGAAGTTCTGTTGCAATATCAAAAATTGTGGTATCTACTTTTCGTGCCAGTCCATCTCGTGTCAGTTCCTTGGGCTTTCCCCCTCGTTTTTCTGCTTCTATCGTCTCGCCTTCCTGGCAAAACCAAAACAGCGCATCGCATACTGCTTCGGGATCCGGATAACGTACTTTTATCTTTTTCTCATCTTCGTCTGATCGTTCGAAAACGATTATTTTATCCTCAAACGCACCTACATCTCCATACTTATCCTGGATTTTTTCCAGGACGAGCAATGAGCATTTAATTGCATAAGATTCTCCCGAAAGAGAAATCCTGTTTAAATCATCATTCAACATCATATTTCTCCTTGAGCTTCAGTGGAAAAAAACGCATCTGCTGCTGCCTGTGCTTCAGCTTCTGTATTGAATTTTTTTACTCTCTTCCATTTTTTTTCATTTGCCATAGCTCTGCCGCTAATAGAAGGTGTCTTATATTCAATATTCTCACCTTTTGTTGCAAACTCATCCGACGGTTCAGAAAATTTTACCTTTGGTAAGAAATTCGCACAATATTTTTTAACACCATCTACTTTTTCAGTGGGTTGCTATCAGTTACTACTACTAATTTATAACACTATTTTATTAAATCAGATAGCAATAAGATCTTTCCATGTTGCCGGTCCGCATACTCCATCTACTTCCAAGGCTCCGTTTCTTGATTTCTGGTATGCTTTAAGTGCATAAATAGTATTGTCCCCAGCTTCTCTGTCAAGGTCAAGAACTTTGCTGTTTCTTCCTTTGAATCCTCTTGCAACAAGAATTTCCTGTAAAAGCAATACGGATGTTCCTGTGCTTCCTAACTGTACTGTTTCCGGTTCAAACATGTATTTACCTCCTGTTACTGTGTTACTATTTTCCTTTGTGTTGTTTGTCTCTCCATTAACAATACTGTAATCTGGTGTACAGAATTTTGTTCCTGGGAGTTGACTGTTTAAATAGCTCTTTGCGCATACGCCTCCGCCATTGGCAATAACGTCGGAAGCTCCTGACGTGTTCCCCTCAATCGTATAAAATCGATCTCCGATTACCGCCGTAACAAGTCCAGTATGTACAAACTCCTTTTTCTTACCGTTCCAGAATATGACAATATCGCCGACTGTTGGGTTTGCGTTCAACTTGAAATATCTCTGCATATCTGGGCAATACACATACGGCCAATGTTTTAAAAGTTTCTTTGCAGTTTCCAGTCCAAATGCTTTCATAAAGCACCAGGCAATAAATACGGCACACCAGTATGAGCCATTCCATTCTGGTAAAACATCTCTCCAATATTTTGTGAAGTTTGCAGAGCCTGCGTTTGCTGTTTTACTATCAAGCTGACTATTTGACTTTTTCTCCAGATAGCCTTCTTCATTTTTTGCAATTAGAATAACTTTTTCAATTGCCTTGTCCACGTCTGTTCCTCCCTCCTGCTTTTTGCTTTCTGCATAGTCTTTATAGAACACATTTCTGTCTACAGTTCCACTGATGCCTGGTATCTTCGCTTTGCTGGAATACTGCCAGCCCACACCAAAGTCCGGCCGGAGTCGTTCCTGTAAGGTGCCGTTATCTGATGCCGGATAACGCGCTATCCAGAAATCATATTTTTTTAAATGTGAGCAAATTACATTTTCATACCAGTCTGCATTACAATAGATTCCAAACCGATATCCGGCCGCAATGATAATTTTCTCGAATGCTTCTGCCAGTTTATGAATGCTTTCTGATCCAAGCACGCGCTGGTTGTTCCACTCCAGATCTAACCACACCGGGAACTGTAGTTTTCTTCCTGCAAGCACCGCAACAACTTTTTTTGCTTCTGACTCAATCTCTGAAACTGTCATTGCGTAAGAATATTTGTATACTCCCATTGGAATATTGCGTCTCTGGCACTCCGTATAATTTTTTTCAAAATATTTGTCCGTAACATTTCCGTTCTCTGTGATCCGGAGGATCGCGAACCCCATTCCATAATCTGCAACGGTATCCCAATTAATATTTTCCTGCCAGGCGGAAACGTCAATTCCTTTGATTTCCATATTTACCTCCAGAAAAAGCCCGGCATTATACCGGGCTGTGCAAAATTATTTTGTTCCGTCAGAAAACAAGTTGTTCAGATTTTCGTCCGCCTCTACTTCCGGGATTCCTGCGACGCTTGTGAGCAGACTTACAACTCCGGCCACTACTGCAGATGATACAACCATCTTCCAGTCCACTGCAGAGATCACACTTCCGGCTCCGATCACGCCCACTGCAGTCTGTGCCATTGTCTTTACTGCTCTGATTCCTGCTTTCTTCCACCATTTCACTGTGTCTACGCTTGGCTTAAATACGCAATTTTTAAACATTTTGCTCCTCCTTATAATCCAAACTGTTTTGCAATAATTCCAACTGCAATACCTAATATAGCTGTTAATAAGTAACTTGTTACTGTCCGCCACTTTTCCCCGTCTCTTGACTCAAGAGCTTCCAGTCTTGCGCTCTGCTGTCCCTGCTCTTTCACCATGTTCTCCATGTTGTTTGCAAGCGTCTGTACAGATGTAACTAATTCCTGGAGCTGTTGAACACTGTTTTCCAGAATTTCAATCCGTCTGTTCTGTCGGTTGTCTTCTGCCTCAATTCTTTTGCGGAACTCCTCATGTTCTGCCCGTGTAATTACTTCATTGTCCATCTCTATTTCCTCGTCGTCTACATCTGCATATTTACGACATTCATATTCCAGAATATCAAGATCTTGGTCAATCTCCGCCTCTGATTTCTGTTTTAACTTCAAATCGTAAATCGTTGACCAGAGTCTGCTTATGATCTGCAGCTTTGTCATTCTTCAACGATTTCCTCCATACCTGCATCAATGAGTAATTTTTTTACTTTTTCTTTTAAGAGTCTCGGTACTCTGTTGTACTCCTCTTTTGCTTCTTCAATAGTATCTTTGCTTAAAATTTCAGTAGCCCATAACTTCGCCATCATTTCTTTATCTCCTTTGCTCAATAACATTATAATTAAATTTCTACGCATAAACCTGTTCGCTCATTTCCAGCAGGCAGTCTTTCAACATTTCGATCTGTTCTGCCTGCTCTGCAAATTTCTGTTCAGTGCTTTTTTCTTCCTTCGGAATATATTCCAGATATTTTTCCGGTGATGCTCTTACAGTTTTCTCTGAGATTTTTTCCTGTCTTTCCCGGAACTGGTTAAAATCATATTCGAATACTGTCTGTTCTGTCTCCGGATCTGTATCTGGATAGGTTTCTGTAACAGTCTTTTCGTTCAGACATATCATTACATCCACGTTCCCATCAGGCAGCGCATTCCAGGTTACAGGATCCTGCTTTTCTGTAAATCTTGCTTTCACGGCTTACCCTCCTTTTCGCTTTCTCAAATATCTTATCTACGTTATACTTTTCTCTGAAATATTCAGAATCGGAATGTTTGAACCATCCGTAATATGCTATGCACCGGTACGCAAGATCTAATGGTATCGCTTTTCCTTTCTCCACATACTTCCCAGCTTTTACAAATGCCCTGCGTCCTCTCAGGAAAATGCTCCGTCTTACCTCTGTGTGATCCCGATAGATTTTGAATCCCATCATATCAATAGGTTTTCCATGATGTTTCCCGTCTTTGTCTATCCAGTCGATCTGGAACAACTTCCAATCTGGTTTTACCGTCAGATCTAAATACTCATTCATGTACTTAACCAAAAGCTTCATTGCTTTTCTTACGTCTGCCTTTCTGCTTCCAATCAGTAGGAAATCGTCCATGTAGAACAAGACATGATTAATCAGCCTGATTTCTTCTATTGTTCCGTCTCGGTGTTTCTTCCTCTTGAACAGCTTTTCAGCAGCATAATGATAAACTGCGCTCAGATAATAATTGCAGAGCCATTGGCTCAAGTATGATCCAATTGACAGTCCCTGATCGAATGAGTCAATTAAAACAAAAGTCAAATAAAGCAGATCCTCATTTCTGACCTGCTTCTCTAACATTCTTTTCAGCTTTCTCCTGTTAATGGATGGATAACATTTCCGGACGTCTCCCTTTGCTGCTATTCTGGTCTTGCCCGGATTCTTACGGATCCAGTTCTCAATTGCTGTCTTTCCATAAACCTGTCCTCTTCCTGGAATACTTGCGCATTGATAAGTTCCTACTTTTCTTTCAAATAGTTCTCTCAATCCGTTTGTGGCTACATAGTCATATATCTGCTGTTTAATGCACTCAACTCCAATATCTCTCACCTTTCCAGAATTTCCATCCAAGCGTGCGCTTGTCTTAATCGGATCAAAAGATACCTTGCGGAGTTTTATTTCCATTTCCAGTCCTGCCGCAGCTGTGCAGACTAAATTATGTAGCCAATCTTTATGGTTACTTTTTATAATCTCATGTATCTGTCTGGCCGTAACAATATCTGTATAGTTCGCCAGGAATCTGGCCGTGTCCATACGATTCCATTTATCGCTTAGACATTCATATATACAGGAGACTATAAAGATCTGATCTAATTTTATATTCTTACAATACCGTTTCATTCGTTTCTTGATATAAGGGGTTTTCGGTTTTTCTACTCACCCCACGCATAGATCTACTGCATCTATGGTTCTTGTGCCAGGCTCCTAAGCTCCCGAACACAAGATTCGGCTTCAATCAAATTTCGGTGATGCCCCACGCTGCCGAAGCAGGCTCCGTCCCGCAGAGCGAAATGTAGCGCAAATATCAAATAATTTTTCAAGAAAATCCGGAGACGATATTCCAGTTCGCATTGCCAACGCCATTGTTCGCATTCAGAATCCAGAGGCCGTAAATCGAGCCATTGTTCAGATTGCCAACGGACAACCAGGGAACAGGAACCGCCGCCTTGCGCTACAAGTCCGTAATTTTTATCTTTTGTTATTTTGCTTTTTGCATTTGCTGATTATTAGTTACATAGAGGGGACGGCCCCTCTGTCAGGCGGCTGCCTGCCATTCACCCCGTGTGCCGTTCGGTGAAACGCCGGAGACGATAGCCCAGGACGCATGGCCAACGCCATGGTCCGCAATCAGAACCCAGAGGCCGTAAACCGAGCCAGCGCTCAGATAGCCAACGGACAACCACTCTCGCTGTCCGCTCGTACCGGAATCCGTATATAATCCATTACAGAAGCCTGTTGTGCTTCCTGCTTTTGTTTCCGTAGGAACCATGATTCCAAGTGCAGGATCAACAAAACATTTTGAAATGTATTTCCAACTTGCTGCAGTATAAGCTACCTGAGCCGCCACTTTTTTGTATCTTGTCTTTGCTGCGTTCATGTCTGTTGTAAGTAATGACGCATCCATACAGATATATACATCTCGTTTTGGTGTTCCGTCTCCGTCCGTAACAATGTCCATAAATACATTGCTGAGGACTTCGTAAGCTCCATAACCGGTTTCGATGCCCTGGATCTTGAATGGATTCCTGTTATCTGTGTTAGAGAATGGCGATCCATCAGAACCAAGTACGCTGTCAGTGGAACCGGTACGCCACGGCATTGTTGAGATGCAGGTGGTCAGTGTTGTGTTAAACGGTTCCGCATCCACATAGACTGCGGAGTTCGTATCGTCTATCGCTTCAATCTTCAAGACTTTGACATCATATGCCAGGTTGTGCATGTATGAATAATATCTGTCTTTGTTTGTGTTTGAACCAATATCTCCAACTGATACATAGGAGCCAACGATATAGTTGTTTGCCTTTGCTTTTGGCAGGATTACTCTCGTTACTCCAGTTTCTGCAACTGCCGCCATCTCCTGAGATGTATATGAGTTGCATCCGGTCATAACGCTCCTGCTGTTGATCGTAGCGTACAGAATAATAAGCATAAGCTGTTTGTAGAACAAATCCCAGTTGGTTGTACCGACATACCGGCTTCCCTTTTTCTTCATGTATGCAATCATTCCGGTGTGTGATATCGGTTTTCCGCCTTTCTGACTTCCGTTTGCCAGAATCAAACCCGCAGAGCTATATGGTACTCCGTCAATATCTCCAGCTCCATATTTTCCATGGACCATAAATGAGGAGATCGTACCATCCGGATTAACAGATTCTCCCATTGGCACCAGTCCCAGGGCTTCGTTTGGACTATCAGAGTAATGATAATCTACATACTCCGGATTATCTGTGATTCCTACCCAAGCGGACATTGTAACCTCTCCGACATCCACCTTTCCAGTTTTCTTAAAATCTGGTTGTCCCTGCAGTGCGGTTATATGAATAAAACCATTATCATCTACAGTGAAGTTACAAGGGAAGTGCATAAACAAGCCGATATCTCTGTAATCATCCTGTCCGATTGCTGTATTCGTGGACGGTTTTCTCACCAGTCCTTCATTGTCATTCAGTTTCACACCTGTTGGACTGGTAGAGGTATCGTACTTATAGATTCTTGTTGTATATACTTTTCCGGTTCTGCGGAGGGCGAAAAAGTTTGATAATGCGTTTTCAATTCCTCCGCCAGCTGCAGTAATATTCTGGATCTGTTTATTTGCCTCTGCCTGAATGTTGATTACCGCAGTCTCTCCGGTTTCCTGGAGATCTTCTTGCAGCTGTGTTCCCTCTGTAATTTTGGTTCCCAGAGATGTATCCAGGCTTGTTGCGGTCTTATTTGTTGTATCCAGATCTGTTTTGGTTTTGGTCGCTGTTGTGTTTGATGCGTCCAGTGCGGTTTTGGTTTTGCCTGCTGCCATGTTGGAATCATCTAAATTTTTCTTTGTTGTATTCGCAGTAGAAACAGTAATATCCAGCTGGCTCTTGAGAGCTGTTCCCTGGGTGATGTCAGATTCTAAACCGGTTTTCAGTGTTGTCCCCTGAGTAATATCTGAGTCAAGGCCCTGCTTTAAAGTCTGCGCGGTGCTGACTGATCCATCTAAAGCAGTTTTGGTCTGTCCGGCAGTTGTGTTTGACGCGTCCAGGTTCTTTTTACTGGTGTCTGCCGTTTTAACTGCAGTATCCAGCTGGCTCTTGAGTGCCGTTCCCTGGGTGATGTCTGTATCAAGTCCCTGTTTTAACTCTTCCGCCTTTTTTACATCTGCTGCAAATTTCTGTTCTGTCTGTTCGTTCTTTTTTACTTTCTCCGTAATATCAGACTGCGCTGAAAGAATGTCAGCTTTAACCTGATTGTATTCGTTGTTTTCATCTGATACTGCATTTATCGCATTAACAATCGCATCTCTGACATCTCGCCCTTTTTGCGCTTTTGCAATCTGATCTGTGTATTTTTTTACGTTTGCCACTTTTATTCCCCCTTATTTACAAGGCAGTCTGAATATTCTTTTGACTTCAAATCTCTTACTTCTGACAGAACAGAGGTAAGCATGTAATCCATTAACGACGCAGGGATTCCATACTGTGCCATTGCTCCAAATACCACGTTTCGAATTTCTTCTGTTCTTTTGTCCAGGATTGCCCCTAACGGAGGAGCTTCTACTGCTTTCTCTACTGTATTATTATCCTCTTTCTGTTCCTGTGCGGTGCTTTCTTCTGTGTCCGACTCGGACACCTTTGTTTCTTCCTTAATAGTTTCTTTATTGTCCTTTTCTTTTACTTCATTCATTATGCTGTTTTCTCCTTTTCCTCATAGAGATTTTGAATCAGTTTAAGCATTAACGGAATAAGTATTCGGAAGTTCCAGTCTTCCGGCTTTCCTTCCTCATTCAGCTGTGCGGCTTCCGGAAAGATACTGTATACATCTTCTGCGTAGAAACCTGGCAATTTCTTTCCATTTAGCCAGTCTGTCGGGCTTAAATAGTTTTCTTTGTACTTAAACCATATTACCGGCACATCTAGTATTTTTTTCGCTTCATTTATTGTCATATCTGCGATATGGTCTTTATATCGCTTTGATGATGATGATAAATAAGCCACTGTTGCTCCGTCGCTTGCAAATACCATATGCCCTCCAGACGTTACATGTTGCAAGTTGTATATTTGAAACCTGTCCGTTCCATCTGAGAACGAACTGGTTCCGCAATATATCTTAACTCCACTTTGAATTTTAAAAGCGTTTGATGCTGACGATAAAGTGACGTTTCCTATCTGGATTACCCCTGTGCTTTTCAGGGTTATGTTTCCGGCTTTCAGATATGTTGAGGCTATTGTCCATCCGCCTATTGTTCCGCTTGTAGCTTTCATTGATCCATTTGTAAGAATTTGAAAGTAACTATTTGCCGTCACTAATCCGTTGAAATTAATCTTTGATGCTTTAATCGTTACAGATTCTGACGACTGGTTAATTTCAGATATTACGGATCCTTTTGATACTTTTGAGCTAATTGAATTTGCTGTCTGCGTGATTGAACTGCTCAGGCTTTCTTCTGCAGCTTTCGCCCTTTTCACTTCTGATGTGATTGATCCTTCTGCAACAGTAATTCTTGATATTGCAGTGTCAGCTGTATCTTTTGCAGTATCTGCAGTGTCTTTCGCTGCATCTGCAGTGTTTTTTGCGGCATCCGCCTGTGCTTTTGCAACACTAATGTCCTGATCTTGGATTCTTTCCCATGATGCTGTTTTGCTTCCGGATGTCGTTCCGGAACACTTCCAAAGCAGATTGATGTTATTTCCATAATTTCCATGGTTCGGACTTTCCGGATATGTTCCTTTTGACAATTCTGTTACTGTGTAGTTTGGCAATGATTCCGCAGTTCCGGTTCCTTCTCCTGATGTACTTGTCACTGATGCTATGCTGAATCCGTAGAAGTTGCAGCTTGAGCTATCTGTGCGCCAATATACATAAAATTCTGATGCTGGAACAAAGACGGAAGCTCCTGCTATATCAGTCCCTCCGAATTTTCCTGCAAGTTTCATGGTTCCGTTGTCGTTGTAATAAATCTTTACATAATCGTAATTTACACTCTCTGTCCTCGAATCGGATGAAAATGTGATTTTTAATCCCGGAGTTTTGTATGTGTATCTATACGCATATCCGGTTGTGATATCATAGTAAATATCCCCGACATGCAAAGATTTTAAATCATCAGTCGTCCAGGCTGAGGCTGGTTCATTTGATGTCGTCGGAATCTTACTTCCGTAGAAATTTCCGTTTTTTTCAGATACTGCCTGTCGTACTGTTGTCACCTCAAGAGTGATGTTGTCTACTGCCAGCTTTATAGCTGTATTCATTTGTTCTGTTGTAGAATAACTTTTCAGCTTTGTATCTGCATCAGCTTTTGCATTCTTTTCTGCCTGATCTGCTGCAGTCTGTCCGGCTTTCGTGGCATTTGTTTCTGCGTTGGCTGCTGCTGTCTGTCCAGCTTTTACTGCGTCTTTGTATTTTTCTTCTACCTGTACTGTTGTCGTATAGGTTTTTGACACCTCTAAGGAAATGCTATCTGCAGCTTGTTTAATCGCACTGTTCATTTCCAGTGTCGTTGAATAATTCAGTAACTTTGTGTCTGTATCTGCTTTCGCATTCTTTTCCGCCTGATCTGCTGCGTCCTGGCCAGCTTTCGTGGCGTTTGCTTCGGCGTTGGCTGCTGCCGTCTGGCCAGCTTTCGTGGCATTGCTCTCTGCCAGATCTGCCGCAGTCTTCCCGGCTTTTACTGCGTCTGTATATTTTTCTTCAAGTTGTCCGGTTGTAGCATATTTTTTTGATACTTCTAAGGAAATGCTATCCGCCGCCTGATTGATTGCGCTGTTCATTTCTACTGTCGTAGAATAGTTTTTCAGTTTTGTATCTGTATCGTCTTTTGCATTCTTTTCTGCCTGATCTGCCGCGTCCTGGCCTTCCTGTACTGCGTTTGCATAGAGTTTATTTGCCATCTCCTGTGTCGCATATGTCTTTGACACTGTTGAGAGGATATTTGTCTCGGTCAGTGTTATTGCTGATCTGAGTTTTTCTTCCTCTCCCTTTGCTCTGGATACTTCTGCAGTTATGAGTCCCTCCTGGACCTCGATTTTGGAAATCGCAGATTCTGCTGTACTCTGAGCTGCTTCAATGTCCTTATCTTTTACCCTTACCCATCCATACTCATTACTATCATTTTTCTGATACTGATAAGCATAGCCAGTTGTGGTATTGAAAAAGAGATCTCTTTCATGCTCCTGTCTCAATTCATCAGTTGTCCAGGCTGAGGCCGGATTGTTTCCGGAAGTAGGTTCATAATTTCCATACCAGTTTCCGGATTTCCTTTCCAACTGCTGCTCCAGGCTTGATACAGAAAGAGTTATTTTCCCATCCATGGCTTCTATGGACGTTGTGACCTCTTTTAATATTGCTTTTTTGTTTTCTGAATCCCCGTCCGATATTTTTGTTTCAATGTAATTTTTGCATTCTGTTGACAGAGCTTCTGTTTTAATCGAACCGGCAAGGATTCTCTCCCCCAGAATGGTTCCGTCTAAAGTCATGCCGACGGTATACGGACCGGCATAACCATTGTGCGAACCTCCGATTCCATTTTTGTTTATCTGCAGTATATTTGTCGCCTGGTTTTTATCCGGTGCGTCCATGTACAGATCTCTGAGCCAGAGACCGTTTTCATCAAATTCGGTGAGCTTATATCCACCTTTCGCTCCCGTCATTTGCTTCGTAAGGTTATCAATTGCAGACTTCATCCATTCTGTCTGAACTCTGCCTGCGTCTGTTGTCTCTTGTCTGATCTGTGTGAATGTTCCGGATGTCTGATCTGTAAAAGACTGCTGCAGGTTTTCTCCAAGTGTCAGCTGCGCCTGATCTGGCTGTTGCAATGGTATTTTCATTTCCATAACCGGAAGAACTTTCTTCATTCCGTATGGAATTGCATTGCAAAGCACTCTGTCCCCTATGTCAAACGAATCGTAATCCTGTCCGAATAAAGACAGGTCTACGGCAGTCAGCGAAATAACAAGACTTTCATACTGGTTACTTGTCAGAAATTCAGTTGCTTTCTTTAACAGGTTTGCCGGAACTGATACGTCGTCCCATTTTTCTGTTCTCCATACCCAGCCAAAATTTTCAACTGCTTCTTTACTGTATATGTAGTCTTTTCCATCATTTACTGATGTAATATCAACATTTTTTTCAAGTCGTTCAAATTCGGATGCGTTTTCGTCTGTTTCCTGTTCGATTGCTGCCCCCAGCGGAATCAGAGCTGTGATAACATCATCTGCTGTCATTGTCTCTGAATAATCCATCAGGTTTTCCCCGAATTGTATAGGCTGTTCACAATATTTTCCGTATTCCTGAATAGTCAGCCAGTCAAGATACAGTTTATCGTTCTCGTGCCTGAGCCGCAGGTATCCTCCCAGGCGGTCAACTAATTTATCCCGGATTGCTTCCAGTGTGTTCTCTCTGTCTGTAATTCTGTACAAAGAATCATTACTGTCGTGGATCGTTACGACTCCTGTATATATCTTTTTTCTGTCTTCCACCTGATTATTGTGAAGTTGTAACCATGCGTCTAACAGATCTCGTGGGGATATATCGTGCCATTCCTGCTGTGGTAGTATGCTGTCAGCAAGGAAAGACAATGCTCCGGTTGCTTTCACCGGTTGGTTCTTAAATCGGTCTTTCTCGCGTGTGCGGACTTCTCCGTAAAAAATTTCTGTATTTCCTCTGTATACAGAAACCATACTTTTTCTGTTGTGGATTTCTCCGTATAGTGGATTTAACGGTGGAACCTTTAAAGTAAGTTCCCCCGCATATCCAGTCTGTAAATTCAGTTCTGGATTGATAACTGCTGCCTGCCGGTCCCCTGGATAATACAGGACTTTTCCATCTAATTTAATTTTATAAATCACAATGATCCCCTCCTGTAAACAATATCCAGTGTTCCGGATCCCGAAAATTCCAGGGTTTCATCTGTTCCAAATACAACAATATCCGGAAATCTGTTTCTTCCAAGCGTCAGTGTGTATGTTTCTCCGCATCCTGTAACCTTTAATCCGGTTGAACCTATGCTTTTCACATTCAGCACCGGCACTATTGCAATATCTCCGGCGTATACTGTGTATGATCCAGAGCCGGAAATTGTAATTCCGGCTCCCTGGTCTATTACACCTGTTTCAAAATCAAACGGGTCCCAGAGCCAGTCCTCTGTTGAATCCGCAAGGGAATATTTGTACGGATCTGCTTTTGGAATACTTAAATGAAATTGTCCCACCTCTCTGGAACGGTCAAAGTCCGTAATATATGCTCTGCCGGTCCAGAAATACGCTGGATCATTCGAAAACGTTACTCTCACATTCTTTCCATGCAGCTGTCCTCGAATATTTGAGATAAAGCTGTCCCAATCTTCCCTTGGTTTCTTTCCTCCAAGCAAAACATCAATTTCTCTTGATTTATAGATTGTTCTTCCTGTAATTGCTTCCGATCCATCCAAAAATCCGTCTGCGCCTGGAACATCAATGTAATATGTTTCTACGTCCGGCTCTTTGATGTAATTGTTGTTCCCAATCGCACATCCCCAGTCTTTCAGCGTATCAATGACTTTCCCTGTATTTTCAATTGTAATCGTTGCTTTTATTGTTAATACATTATTCATCTATACGCCGCCTCCTTTGCTATTCTTCCAAGCTCTGTATTTATTGCAGGTGCAAGTTTTCCAGCCCATTCTCTGTTATCAAAATAGATTTCCTGTCCTGCGCTCATTACCTGGATCAGCTGTGCCAGCATTCCGGTTATTCCGGTAATATCTGTTTTGTTCAGATTATTAGCTGGTTTCATTGAACTTGTATCTAACTGCATATCCATCTGAACATCTTTCATTGCGTCAGCAACAAGTCCCTGGCTCTTTTCAATTCCTGTCGCAAGGCCTTTCATAAAGTCCGGCATCCATTCCTCATAGTAATGTAACGGACCCTCATCCGGTCTTGAGAAATGCAACCATGATCTTATTGTGTTTGCTACGTTCGATACTGCATTCGTTACGTTACCTATGCAGTTCCTGATTCCGTTTGCAATACCATTCACGAAATCCTGTCCCCAGCGAACCGCCTGCCCTGGTAATCCCGTAATATAACTGATCGCGCTGGAAAATCCATTTACAACAGCGGAATATACACCTGACAGTGCTCCAGATATTCCAGATACAACGCTGTTAAATGTATCAACGGCTCTGTCTTTCATATTTCCGGCGTATTGTATAACTGTTTCCTTTACGTTCTGCCACGTTTCGGACGTTCTCTCTCTGATGTTATCCCAGTATTCTGAGGCTCTGTCCTTCAAATTCTGGATTGCTTCTGTTGCACTTTCTTTCAGCTTTTTCGCATTGTTGACAACGAATCCTTTTATTGCTGTCCATGCTTTTGATGCTGCCTGAGAAGCAGAATCCCATATTTTTGACACTGTGTCCCGGAACCCTGTAAATAGTGTTGTGACTGCGGTAACAAGTCCTTTTGCCAGAGTGGAGACAACCTGCTTAATTCCGGTCCATATTGTTTGCGCTGCGTCTTTGATATTTGTCCAGATATTTGATGCGTCTGTTTTGAGTTTATCAAAGTTACCTGTTACCAGGTCGATCAGTAAGATCACCGGTGCAAGAATTGTATTTTTCAACAACTCCCATGCGCCCTGTGCAATCGTCACAAGTCCCTGCCAGATGTTCTGCAGTGTATTAACTGCATTCTGCCATAGCGTTGTGATCGTTGTCACAATTCCGGATATAACCGGATTCTGCATCATTGTCGTCCAGATATTTGCAAAGAAATCTGATACCTGCTGCCAGATACCGGACCACCACGCCGGAACACCTGCAAAAAATGTAACAACGCTGTTCCATGCCTGCGGTATTGTTACGGTAAAAAAGTTTACAATTCCATTCCATATCTGCATGAAAAAGTCTGATACCTGCTGCCAGATTCCAGACCACCATTCCGGAACTCCTGAAAGGAAGTCCATCAGTGTGCTCCATGCCTGCGGTATTGTCTCTGTAAAAAATGACACAATTTTTTGTACAACTGCATTTACTACATCCCGGAACCATTCGCATTTTGTGTACAGCAATACCAGAGCTGCCACAATCGCGGCTATGACAGCAATAACCGGGTTTGCGGCTATTACTCCAAACAGTGCGGTAAAAGCACCTTTTAGCTTTCCAATAATACTCGTTATTGTTGTTAAAGTTTTCATCTTAGAAAACAGTCCTGTAATTGCAGATATTCCGGTTGCAACTTTTCCAACCATTATCAGCAACGGACCAATCGCGGCGACTATCAGTGCAATTGTGGCAACTACTTTCTTCTGTCCTTCGCTCATTCCATTGAGTTTTTCAACAAACCCTTGAATAACCTCTGCCGCTTTTCTGATATATGGCATCAGGATTTCTCCGAAGGCTATTGCCAACTCCTGCAAGGCACTCTGCAAAGTTGTAAGCTGTCCAGAAAGATTATCCTGCATGGTTTCAGCCATATTCTCCGCGGCTCCGTCGCAATTATCAATGTTCTTGATTAGCTTTTCGTAATCTGCATCTGATGCGTTGATGATGGCCAACATTCCGGACATGGCTTCTTTCCCGAAAATAGCTGTTGCGGCCTGGGTCTGTTCTGCTTCTGACATATTTCCCATTGCTTCTCTCAAGAAATCCATGGTTTCTTTGAGAGATTTCATGCTGCCATCTTCGTTCTGTAAAGCCTTGTTGTACAGTCTTACGTTTTGCGTGGTTCCTTCCTGCAACTGTGTCAGGGTTTCGTTTGCACTTGCAAGCTCCGTCTGCTTTATTTCCAACGTTGCTGCAGCATTTGAAGCTTCTGTTGACTCAGCTCCGTATTTTGACACCGCATCATTGTATGCCTGCTGTGCTTTATCCGCTGCAAGTGATGCTTTCTGCACCCTGAGCATTTGCTTATCAACTTTTGCCTGATCTACGGCGGTTGCGGCTTCTGTTGCGTAAAAGCCCCACTTTTCCATTGCGTCTCCGACATCTTTTGACGGTTTTATCATGTTTGTCAGAGACGCTCTCAACTGCGTTCCGGCTGACGACGCTTTGATTCCGCTGTTCGCCATGAGTCCAATTGCTACCGCCGCATCTTCTGCACTGTATCCCAGTGCGCCTGCTACCGGAGCGATGTACTTAAATGTTTCTCCCATCAAGCTGACGTTTGTATTTGCACTTGATGATGCCTGTGCAAGCACGTCTGCAAAGTGCGAACTGTCTTCTGCTTTCATGCCGAACGCCGTAAGCGCGTCCGTAACAATATCAGAAGTTGTTGCAAGATCTTCGCCAGATGCAGCTGCAAGGTTCATTATTCCCGGAAGACCATCATACATTTGCTGCGCGTCCCATCCGGCCATTGCCATGTATCCCATAGCATCTCCGGCTTCTTTTGCAGAGAATTTTGTCTGTGCTCCCATCTCTCTTGCACGTTCTCGCAACTTATCCATGTCTTCCGCAGATGATCCGGATATTGCGGCCACATTGGACATGGAGCTGTCAAAATCTGCCACAGTCTTTACTGCTGCTGTTCCAAGTCCTGTCACTGCCGCCGTAACCGGAAGCATTTTTTCTCCGGCAGATGTCAGCGACTCCCCTATTTTCCCGGATGTTTCAGAAATCTCGGCCAGTTTTGCGGATCCTGATCCAACTTCATTCTCAAGTGATTGCAGGCTCTGTTCTGTTTCTATAATTGTCCTTTTCAGAGCGTCATACTGTTCCTGGGATACTTTTCCCTCCTGGAATTTCTGCTGTACTTCCCCTTCTTCGTTTTTCAGAAGTTCCAGCTTTTCTTTTGTGTTTCCGATTTCATCAGACAGTGCTCTCTGTTTCTGCTGTAATAATTCCACATTCGTAGGATCCAGTTTCAGCAACTTATCAATTTCTTTGAGTTCTGTCTGTGTAGTATTTATTTTTGCATTCAGACCATCAAGCGACTGCTGCATCTGAGTAGGTGCATTCTTCGCTTCATTTTCCAGAGACTTCAAACTCTCCTCGGTTGCAATGATTTCTCTTTTCAGAGCGTCATACTGTTCCTGGGAGATTTTTCCCTCTGCAAACTGCTGCTGTGCCTGCTGCTCTGCAGTCTTTAAGGTTTCCAGCTTTTCTTTCGTGCTTTCGATTTCGTCAGCAAGCGCTTTCTGTTTCTGCTGTAATAATTCCACATTCGTAGGATCCAGTTTCAGCAGATTGTTTATATCTTTCAGCTGTGCCTGTGTGGTCTTTATCTGTGAATTTACATTTTTAAGTGAATTTTGTAGTCCTGTGGTATCGCCGCCAATTTCAATCGTAAGTCCCCTTATGTCGCGGCCTTTGGACAAAAATTATCACCTCCGTTTAGAATTTATCCATATCCTCCTGAGTTGCCATTTTCGGCCATTTATAGTCGTCGTTATTTTTTTCCGTAAAAATATCCAGGACAAGACCTACTGTCAGAAGGTCTAAATCCTGGATACTTATTCCAACTTGCGCGCACCTGAGAAGGAATAGAGGTGTCGTCATTTCCCGGCTACTTGGTCGAAGTTTTTTTTTGCTTCTGCCTGTGTCTGCTGGTTCAGGTTCCAGAGTTTTACAATCTCCGGGAAAATTGTGTAAATCGAAAATGTATCAAACTGATCTAACCAGTCGTATACATCTTCCGGGAAATCCTGTCCCTTTTTCTGTGCTGCGTGTTTTGCCATTACGAATGCGACGTTTTCGAACATCTCTAAATCCTCGATAGGGATGTCCGACTCGGACACCTTCGTTTCAGTCTGCTTATCCTGTGATTTTTTTACGGACTTTTCAATTTTTGCCATGTCCTGAAAAATATCTCTCCGGAACTGAATCCGATAAATTCTCGGAATTGCAGCAGAAGCGGCAAAAAGCACCTCTTTATCATCAATTTTAATTGTTTTTGTCAGCATCCTTATTCTCCTGCGGCTTTTTTATCTACATTAACAGCCTGCGTTGCTTCTGTGATTGTTTCTGGATAGTACACTGTCTTATACCATCCGCTATACACAGTGTCGTCTGTGTCTACCGTTGTCTGAGCTTTTACCCGTCCGTTCGGAAGTGGAGCATTGCTGATCGTAATTGTTTCTGTGCCAGGTTCAATACTATCTTCTTTCGTCTCGGATTCGATTGACGGTCTGGTAGCTGTGCAGTTATAGAGAACTCGTCTGATTCCTTTCTGATCTCCATCAAATTCAAACAGAAGTGCAAATTTCTGTGTATCCGTAGAATCACTGATTTCATGCAGCACACCTTTTTCGTCCTTCTTTTCTTTCAGGACATCCTGTCTGAAAGAATCCGGAATTAATGCAAATTCTGCATCTCCTTCATATCCGTTGTTTGCAGCTGACACATAATACTGGATTCCGTCTGCATAGAACGGTGAAATATCTCCATTTGCGTCAAGTGATATGGATACAGATCCCGGAATCGCTTTCGGGGCTTCAAAAGTAATTGTTCCATCTTCTCCTTCGTTCTGTAATGCGTAATGTGCGTTTTTAAGATTGTACTTAACTTTGTTATCTTTTTTACCCATCTTTATACCTCCATTTCGTATAAAACTTCGTACATTTTTTCTGAGTCAAGATATTCTCCTGTCTTATCGTATGTGATTCCATACTTATCCAGGATGTCCTCTATCTTCTTTTCATTGCTCCAGTCCTTTTCGTCTGAATACAATTCGATATTCAGAACGTCGATTTTTGCGTATGTAATTCCGTCCGCATGAAAATTATCACTTTCCGGAATCTTCCATACGATAAAAGGCGGCTCTATCCAGTTATGAGTCGAAAAATGATCGTATTCATACTGTAAGCCGATTTCATTCAACATTTCTTTGATATTTTCAGCTGACATCATAGCCTTGACATGATCTCCTTTTCCAGCTCTGCTATTGCTGCCTGTTCTGCTGGTTCCACATGTTTGATTGCGGCTACCCTTCCGCCTCCTCTTTTCTGATGTCCTTTTTCAAGCAAATGCACCAGGGAGTATTTTGCATCGTGGATCGCAATAACTAAACTTGTAGAATTTTCTTTCACAACAGTTTTCTTCCATCCTTTTTTATACTTTCCGGTATTTACCGGGGATGTCTGTTTTAGCTTTGATACTGTCTTTTTTGCAACATTATTTACGCATTCCTTCGTTGTCTCAGTGCATTGTTTTCCATAGTCTTCAACAAGGCGATTTATTTCTGCTGCCAGATCATCAATTCTGATACTATCCGCCATTGTCGCCCCTCCTGTCTTTATACAACTGTACGATTTTTTCCAGCGACAGATATATTGCAGGTGGTGCAGCGTCAAATTTCTCCTGAATCTGCACTATTTTGTACATTGCCGGATTATGTTCATTGATAATTTCATCTCTTTCAAAATCGAATGGATCCCAGAGCCAGCCGCTTTGCGAATCAATGATAACAATGTCAAGAGCTTCAATATCTTCCCTGTTCAGCACTGCTGCCGGAATGCTTAACAATTTTGTTATTTTATTTCCTGCTGTCTGTGCGTCAAAATATCGTCTCTCTCCGATTGTTCGGTTTCCGAAGCGAATGTTCTTGAGCTTCGTGTCTACGATCACCCTGTCTTCTGTTTTGCAGATACTGAGTACCCCGTCTGTAAACGTTTCAAACTGTTTACGCCTGGCTCTTGGCATATTCTTCCACCTTCTTTGCTATCTGCAGTCCAATAACCTCACTTTTGTAGTTTTCCCAAAACTGCTGCAGTTCTCCAGAATACTCATACATTACAAGCTGAAAAAGGAGTGTCCTTTCCTGAGTATCCCCCAGGAAATCGCACTCCCCTATTTTTCCGGCTAATGATGCCATGCCTCTTTTTATCATTCCTTGGAGCTTTTCATCTCCTTTTGGATCGTCCCAGGTGATGTCCAGATAGTTTCTGACATCCTCCAGAAGTTTTGATAAATCATTTTCTGACATAGCACTCATTTTATCACTCCTTTGTTACAGTTACGGTGTATGTCTTTGTCTGTTCTCCGTCTGTAACTTTAACAGTTACGGTGTTGGCTCCAGTGTTCCATGTGATCTTTCCGCCGTTTGTTACTTTACTGGATCCTGCAGTAATTTCAATCGCTGCTGTTCCTGATTTCGGGAACGCTGTGATTGTGTTTGTTGCAGTTGTTGTTTTTGCTGTGTATGTGTTTGTGTCGCTGTCAAATTTCGGTGAGAGAGTTAATCCTCCAATTCTCAGATCAGACAGCAGTGCATTATCTACATGCTCCTCCTGTTTGCTTACAACCTCGAAGCGAACCGGATGCAGATCTGTAATGTCAAGAACGACAAAAGCATTGTTGTCCAGTGCGAATCCGTGAGCATATAACTTGATAAGATATACTCTTTCATCTTCCAGGAATCTGTATTCATCTGAATACTCAATCTTTCCGTTTTTGGACATTCCTACGCCAAGGAAATACTTTCCGGCCATTCCGTATACTGCAGTTCCTTCTGTAACTGCTGCCGACTGGATGATTTCCAGAGGAATCGGAAGTGTTGAAACATATACGCCGTCCGGAGACATTGCGCGTGTTGCCGGAAGGATTCGCTTCCAGTAATCCACCGGATTTACAATCATAATCAGGTTATCTACTGTCCTCGCCTGGCCTTTGCTGTTTCTTGCCATGATAGATGTAACATTTCCAAGTTGAATCATATCAAGAGCTGTCATTTTGATAGTCTCTTTTTCCGGATATTCTCCAGACACAACGTTCACTCCGTCTCCTACCTGACGTGCCATTCCGATTGGCATGTCTTTTCCGGTACCATTTACGATTCCGTACTCAAGCCCATTTGCAAGAGCTTCTGTGAGCACCTGACGCACGTAGTTATCTAACCATGCAGGGCCTAAGTCAAGCATAGCTTTTGAAACTGGCAGAAATGCGCTCAGTTTATCCTGAGTTACGTCTACTTCTTTGAATCCGGATGTCAATTCTTCAATGATCTTGCTGCTGAGTTTGCCCCATGCTGCTTTCTGCTCTCCGTTTGTGTTTAACATCATTCTTGTGAGACCAGTTACAGTTGTTGCATTTAATTTTGACAGCAGCGGATGATTTGTTGTCAGTTCTTCAAAGACAGAATCAATGATTGTCTCCGGGAAAACAGTCTCAATATTGTTGAGGGCCTGCTTTGGATCCGAAGATTTCATTGCGTCAATTACTTTCTCATAATATTCTCTTTCTGCGCTTGTGAGCTGACGCACGCCTCTCTGTGCAAGTACGTTCATGTCGCTCTGATTTACAAGCTCTTTCGCCTGTTCAAGCACGTTCTCCTCAATGTCCTGGCATAATTCCAGATATGCTTTTGAAAACGCTTCTGAATCATTCTCCGCAACAGCTGCGTTCATTCTGTTGAGGATTTCCGTTCTCTTTAATGCGGCAAAATCTTTATTTTTCATTTTACTCTCCTTTTTTGAATCCCTGCAGAAATCCCTGCAGTGTGTGTTTCTCTGGTTCTTCCGGTTTCTTTCCCGGTTCGGGTTTCTGTCCTTTCTGCTTTTGCATAAGTTCCAGCTGCTCTCTGAAAGACTTCGTATCTTTCATGTGCTGCATAACTTCCTGGAGACGTTTCTGCATTCCTTCTTTTGTCGTGTCTCCCTCTGGCGCGTGTCCGTAATCCTCTACCTTGTCGATCAGGCCATATTCCAGGCAATCATCCGGAGTCAGGAAGGTTTCTGCCTCCATCATGTCTGCAAGTTGTTGTTCTTCCAGATTTGAACGCTCAAGGAAGATTTTCCGGTTGCTTGCCGTAAGTACGTCCAGATCATCCGCTGTCTTTCTCAGTTCTCTTGCGTTTCCGGATGCAGTAACCCATGGTTCGTGAATCAGTGCTGTTGTTCCTACGCCCATGATTCTTTCATCACATGCCTGTAAAATCACAAAAGCCACGGAATACGCTACCCCATCAACGATTCCTTTTACGTGGCTTCCGGACTGTTTCAAAAGGTTGTAGATAGTTACTCCCTCTTTTACAGATCCGCCATTTGAATTGATATGTAATTCAATTGTATGGTCTTCCGGAATTGCCGCAAGCTGATCGCGGAAATACTTCGCAGATGTCTCGCTTTCGGTATATGACCATGTTTTCCAGTCAAATTCTCCATACGCTGATACATCATCATAGATGTATAGCAAATGTACTGCCGGATCTGCTGCCTGCTTAAAACAGTAATTTGTTTTATTCTGTGCTTTTTCCATTCCCGCCATTTTCTCCACCTCCTTCCAGGCTGTTCAATAAATCCTGTACTGTGCTGTAATTCTTTGTGATAAAATGCTGGTTCGCCCATTCTTCATTGATCTGCGGCTGTCCCATTGCACGCAGAATCATGTTGATCGTATGCGTTCCGGACTGTACCAGCTTGTCAATCTGTGTCGCATTGCTGAATATGTCAACGTGCTTAACGTGTGACGTGTCTACCATGCAGCGGCTACCCTTCAATACGGCTTTCCCGTACTTTTTACGGTTGATTTCGCTCTCTAAGGATCCGGCTAACGGATCCAGTGCAACAGTCAACAGTTCGTCTATTGCCTTGCTGTTGTCCTGCACGTCCCCTTTCAGGATTGACGGCCCTCGCTGTAAAGTCAAATACATCATCATATAGTGCTTGCATTTATCACATTCTATCATCTAATCCTCCTTGCTATGATACTGTAAAACCTCCTACGCATTTCGTAAAAGTACGATCTCTCGCATGGAATGCCTCTGGCTTTCATGGTCTGAAATGTGCAGTATTCTGTTGTCACGTAATACAGTAGATATGGATATAGCTCTTTTTCTTTTCCGACTGCTTCCATGGCTGCGTCTTCAATCTTCTTTATCTTGTGTGTGATCTCTGCCGCTTCCATGGCTGCGTCAGCAGTTGAGTCAGAACAGTTATGTGATCCCGGCTGTCCAGTCAGATTCTGTCCGGCTCTTGTGTCTCTCTTTACGGCCAGCTCCTCTTTCCACTCTGTATACTGTAAGCAATAGTTGTATGCGGTCTGAAAAGCTCTCTTTGATATATTATATTTCTTTCTGTTCAGCGGTCTCACGTTTGGCATATCTGCCCTCCTTAAAACTAATTATTTTTCTTGATCTGGCCAGTATTCCTGTGTGTCCATGAATTTTATTTCTCCTGGATATACCTGTTCTACTTTTCCGTTTTTATATTCCACAATCGCAAGTGTAATATTTGTTTGTCCTCCTGGATGTCCACCTACCAGCGGCGACGGTTCAACAACTGTTGCAAGTTCTGTCCATCGGTGAAATATAGCTTTTCTTCCTCTCGCCTGACACAAACGGTGTTTTCGCAATTTCTCATAATGCTCTTTTGTGGTAATCACATAGCCGTTGTCTGTCGTAATCTCTGTATTACTGCATAAGAATGGCTTCTGTGCCACATTATCAATTAATTTCTTAACGTCGTTAATGTCCATCATGTTTATGATCCTCCATGATAAAATTTTTTCCGAATATCTTCATAAACTCTTCCCTGCTGCCGAACCGGTCCTCAAAAGCTCTCTGTCCCTCTTCATGCAGCATGTCCATGACCTTTTTGTTTGAGTGTACTGCCTCCAGCCCTGTCCCTGCCAGGTGATGCACATTGCAGAGATATACTTTCAATCCATAGTGTCCTGAATGTGTCCGATTCGGACACCCTCCAAAAATGTGATGCTCCTGGAGTGCCGGATGTCGTCTGTAATCATTGTGTAGCTTCATGCAGAGATAACAAGTGCCGCTTTCTCTGCTGTGCATGATACTCGGTCTTTCCGGTTCTTTCTTTTTACTCCTTTTTTTCTTTTTCTGCTTCGGAAATGACTGCATTCTTTCTCTCCTCCAGCTTTTTTCTGTAACTTTCGTGATAGTCTTTCAACCAACGTGTCTGTCTTCTCTGATTAACATT